CACCAATAGCTTTATAAGTTTTATTAGCGGTAAGTCCCTCGCCGGGATCATTTAAGCTGGTTGCTTTTACCCAACCCTCTCTTCTATATAAACCAGGTTTACCTTGAGAAGGATTATACTCTGTACCTATTTGTTCGCTAATACTTAAAGTTAAATTTCTTCCTACCCAGTCTATAACAGGAGCATCTATCGCGTCTCCTTCAGTTCGATAAGGAACATAAACTGTTGACCCTTCAAATTCATTAGCTGAATCTAAAGATGATAATATTACATCAGATTGTCTACCATAATAATCTGCTAATACAAAACCTACTTGATAAGTTCTATTTTGTTTAACATTAGAAAAAGGATATTCTGTAGAATAATCCGATGTTTGATAATTTCTTTCTGTCCAATTAGCTGTGTATTCAATTGACTCAGGTGGAGTCATACCTTGAACATAGTTTCCATAAACCACTCTATTTGATATAAGTTCTTGACTTAAAGCTTTAATAGGTACTTTATCATATACTCTTACTGTTTGATCTTCTGGTAAAGTTTTATAAGGTTTGTTAGAAGTATATTGATAATTATAAAATATTTTATCTATTAATCCATTTATATCATCATCATAATTTACTATATCTAATTGAGAATCTTGTATATCAGATACATTAATAGTGTCTAAAACTTTTATAGATTCAGCATCAGATTCTTTATATAATATATCTATTTCCTTTACTTTAAATTGAGATAGTAAATTGTTTGTTGCGCTAGATTTAACTACAACACCATCAGTCTTAGGCAATGGAATATTTAAAGCTATACTATCAATATCGTTTTCAAACCATTCTAATATAGTACTTGTATACGCATCATTTTCATCTTGATAATAATTGTTTCTAACACTTCCTGATTCAACAGGAGTGTTCATTTGACCTAATCCAAACTGCCCTTGTTGTTTAGGTATAAACATTATTTGACTAAAAGGTGCTATTAAAGAATATTCATTATTAATAAATCTAAACCTATAACTAAACCTTACAAATCTATCATCTAAATAATTAGTATCACCATCAAAACTAGAATCATAATTAGGATTTACACCAAAAGCTATTTGGTCTCCATTAGTAAAACCATGAGCTTGATCAAATTCAATATAAAATTGATTATCTGGTGGTGGTGCGCCTTGACCTACCACTCTAACAGCTGATTTTTTTATCCTTAAACTTGCTGGAGACGCGGCAGGATTTGTTAAATTTTCAACTAAATCTCCATTTCTAGGAAAACCACCAAAATTCCAATCATCAAATCTAGCTTGAGTAGTTACATCTGCTGGAAGAAAAGGCACGTTAGTGTTTCCACCCCATGTTTGTACAGAGTAATTAGAAACATATCTGTCTGATCTATTTTCCATAGATGTTCTACTAAAATCTATCAAAATACCAGCTGCTAACGCTCCGGGTAATATAGCTGGACTTACTTCAAACTCTGTATTACTTATAACTTTAGTAACTCGAACAGGTGGTAGTACGTTTTGAATAGGAAAATTAAGAACTTCTGTTTTATCATTAGGTGTTACTATATCACCTACTTTAATATTGTCATTACCAACTGTTATTTCAATTAATGTATCACTACCTGTAGAAACTGTAGTTACGGTTTGTCTTTCTAAAGGTATTATAGGATCAAAAGGATAATACTGTGCTACTGATATTTGATTTTCTTCTTGATAAAAAGTATTATCATTAGCAGCTAAACTAACATCTATTCTTCTAGGTTGATTAAAGTTATCAGTAAAAAATAATAATGTATCTACTAAATTAGTTTGATGTATAGGAAATTCTTTGTTAAAATTTAAAAAATGACCACTTACTAATGTTTGTGGACCTGTCGCGGTTGTTAAATTAAAGGAAGCAATTAGACATGTGTTAGCATTAGTTGCTCTAGATGAAGTATCTGTATCGCTAAAATTAGTAGCAAAAACATATAGAGTATTTGTTATCTCATCTACAAACTTACCTATAATACTCATATTAGAACCTGTTACTCCAGTTCCAACAATTATATTTCCTTCTACATTTTCAAATTCACCAACAGTTGAACCTGCTGATCTACTTATTAATAGATTAATAGCTTCTCTGTATTCACCTTCTGGTAAAATACGGGCATCAATGTCTTGGTTCATTCTACCTTTTAAAAAGGTATTTTTAACTTCTGCCATGTATTAACGTTTTATCCATTTAGATTTACCTCTCATTACTTGAGCTATTTCATCTAACTTAATATTAGATAATCTTATTTTAGCGTTACGCAATGCAGCGTATCTTTGTTTTTTATATTGCGGTGCAATTGCTACCGTACTAGTTCTTGTAGATAGTATAGAATATAGCAAATGTTGATACATAGCTTCTTCAGCTAACTTAGGTATTCTACTATCTAAATCATAAGCTAAACCATCTGATATATATTCTATTATCACTAGTTGTCCTTTTAAATTACTGGAAAAAGATATTTTACCTTCTCGCTCATTCATATTAAACCATCCGTTAGTTTGAGCGTATTGTGGTTCCATACCATATAATTCACCATAGTTATAATACCAAAATCCTCCATAACCCCAGTCATATCCCCACCAATCAGCACCTTGATTAAATAAAGAATTATTAAAGTTTTGGTTTATTAAATTAGTATTAGCTCTTTTCCATCTTTCTTCTGTAATGGAAGTACCTTCTGTATTTTCACCAAAGTTATCTTGAGTTGGTTGTCCAAGATTATCTTGTAAAGGCATTTCATAAGGTGAGTCAGTCAAGTTGTTTGTAGGATATAATATATGTTGTACTCCTAAAGCATCTATCCTAGATATTCTAACATAGTTGACATAATCTTGTGGTAAAGCTAAACTTAAATTATGTGGAACTGTTAACTCTTGAGATTTAATACTTTTCAATGTATCATAACTAAATTCTTGCAAACCTCTTTTAGTATGAAATATTACATCAGTTCTATCTACTCTAGGTATTATTTTATCCTGACCTACATAAGCAACCATAAAGTTATTAACTAAATCTTTAACTGTTATATAAGCGTATCCTCCATAGTTTTGCTCTACGGTCATACCGTAAGCATCTTTATTTCCATAGTTACCACCTGTCAATGTTTTTAATTGACAAACTAATGTTTCTCCTTGTGGTAAAGCAGCATTTAATTTAACAATGTTATCTTCTACCGTGTATTGTAAAACGTATTCTGTATAAGTTAAACCAGTTGGACTACTGTAAAGTTTAAAATTGTTTTTAGCATAATCTATACCCGCTGGATCATAATCACCAAATACTAAATCAGTGTCAAATGTAAATGTAAAATCACTTTGACCGGCTGGATCAGATACTGTAAAACCCTGCGCGCCCGCGTAATATTGTTGATTAGTCTCGGTTATTAAACCACCATTTGGTTGTGCCATGTTTTATGATTTTGCGTTTTGTTCTTCTGTAGCTACCGCTTGGCCAGCTACTTGTATTATTGTAGGATCATTAATTATAACACCAGCATAAGCTAATATTCTCATTATTATATTAGTTTGTTCTGAAGGTGCTAATTCAAAAGCTGTAGACGCAGGAGGTGCTTGATATTCAAATTGACCTAAAGAACCCACACCATATTGCCAAACAACATCTGAAGGTGTTTTTAAATATGATACAGTTATATTATCATTTATATTTGTAGGGTAAATGTATAACTTGTCATCTTCATATAAGTATATGGGAAAGTGCTCAGTTGGTTGAGTTAACGGGGAAAGTAATATTTGTGTTAACTCATTTCTTTGTGAGTATTGAGTAAGCTCTGTACCTTTATAAAATACGCTACCTAATCTATAAATATCAGTAGGTACCAAAGTAAATTCAGGTCCTACAAATGCTGTAGTTCCTGTTCTTTGAAAAAACTGTAGTTTTTGTTGTATATTTTTTACTCTGTTTGAGTATTCAGTATCGTTTTGAGGAACACGATATTGTTGATTCAAGCTTTCAAAGTAAGTTTCAAATATATCTAGTTGCACTTGAGTAGCCACTTTATTGAACTCATCAGGTGTCATATATCCTCTTTGTTGTTGATTTAATATTAACAACACAGTTTTATATACAGTGTTTACGTTTACCATTATATTTTTATTGTTTAATATAGAGGCGGACGAATCCGCCCCTTATATTTATTATAGTCTTTTTTCAATAGACTTATACACTTCAACTCCTTCATCGGTTTTAAACCATGATGCTAAAGCTGAATATGGATTTTCATCAAATGGAACAGCCATTAATTTTCTGTCATTACTTCCCCAATGGAAAGATCTTTGATCAGAAGATAATTTAATAATATCAAGCTCTACAGCGTTAATACCAAAATTTCTAAGCTGAACATTATCATCTTTTGCAAGAGCTAAAAATAATTGAGGATTTTTCTTAGCAAGTAATAATAAATCTCTTTTTAATTCTTTAGATGATAAAGATGAAACCTTAGAACCAATCTCTACTCTTACTATAGCTTCTGCATGATCAATATCCATATTTTTAGCAGCATTTAATGCTTCTATTTCAAACTCTATGTCTTGTAATTGATCTTGAGCTACTCTTTGAGGGACATGCTCTATATACTTCTTATCACGCATTGGGTGATATAAAGAAAGCAACTGTTGTAAACCAATATTTTCTTTAGGCACGGATAATATTCCATCTCTAAAAATAATATGACCCATTGTTACTTCTCCTTTTTGTTCATCAACAAACGGTGAACTCATATTCGTAGCATATCTAAGCTCTCTTTGAGTATTTTTATTTGTATCAAACCATAGTAAAGGATGTCTTCTCGTGTGTTTACTAGGTATAGTAAATGTAAGCGGTTCTTTATTTCCTCTTAATAGATAAGTTCTATCTTTTATTTCCCAGCTATTTTTTTTAACTGGTTTTTCTTTGACAGGAGCAGGAGCTGTTACAACTTCTTCAACCTGTTCTTCTTTTTTCTTTTTTGTCATAATATAATATAATTAAATAAGTTAAAGGTAGTTGGGCGTCTTTTTGAGCGTTTGCTTTTTGACGCCCTTTCCCTTATAATAGTTATACTCCTTGGAATAAAACAAAGTTGTTAGCAGCTTGAGTTACTAAACATCTTTCTGATAGGAAGTTAACCTCCATAGCATCAAGATCTGAAGTATATGCTCCACCTGCAGAACCTGTTAACCAAGACTTCATTCTTCGGTCATCACTTTGAGAAGCTCTATATCTTACGTGTAAGAAAGGTCTTCTAATGTTTGTACCTAAAGTTTGATCGTAAACTGTTGTAGTACCTGCTGGTATTAATACACCTTCGATAGAAGCAGGACCAGTCATACCACCACGCGTAGAAGCGTCGTTTAAGTATTTCCAGTCTGTTTTATAGAAGTCGTATGAACCTCTTCTGAAACCACTAAAACCTAAGTTTAAAGCCATTTCTTCTGAGTTTTCAAATAATCCATAAGCAGTACCACCTGCAGCACCTGAAGAAATGTTAGCTAACATATCATCAAATTCTAAAGCAGTTTCTCTATTTAAGAAAAGCATGTTCTCTTCAATAGCACCTTGAGTATCTAAGTTTCTAAGAATCTCGTCAAAATCTCCAATACCTGTAGCTGTAGAGAAACCAACTTGTACATTACCTCTATCTTGGATAGCAGCAAATAAACCTTGAGAACCAATAGCTCCTGATGCACCAGCAGCAACCGCAGAACCTCCTGCAGTTAATTCTGATTCAACGCACATCATTTCTAAATAGTCTTCAAATCTAAGTCTAGTTTCTGATTCAGCTTTTAGATACCATAAGTATCCTCCTGTTCCATCTTCTGTAGCAACTTCTACCCAACCAATTTGAGCCATATCAGAACCATTAACAACATATTTGTTTCTAATGATGATAGGGTTATTTTGGAATTGAGTAAATGCAGGGTCAACACTAATGTATTGTCCGTTTGCAAGAGTTGAAGTAGCACCAGCTCCTGGTACAAAGTTAGGAGTAACTGATCCTTTTCCATATTCAGCACCGTAAACAAATACTTTTACATTACCTACTAAACCAGCAGCTGCAATTGTAGCAGCAGTATAAGGTTCAACAGTAATAGTATTAGCACCTGGATCAGATACAGATACTAACGCTTTTACTTCTGCACCAAAGTCGTCCATAATTACTACGGTCGCTCTAGCAGAAACAACGTTGTTAATATCAGCAGCAGCAGTAGGGTTAACGTTAATTACGTTACCAGCTACAGTACAGCCATCATATGCAATATGTAATCTATTTTGTTCAGACCAGATTACTTGGTCACTTGTCATAGGAAGTTCAGCACCAACCATTCTTAAGAATCCAGATAGAGTTCTGTTACCATATCTCTCAACTTCTTGTTCGTAGATTTCCGGTAAATACTGCTGTGCAAAATCCGCAAAGTTAGCAGCTCCAGCGTCTGTCCACTGTAAATAGTTAGACTGTAAAACCTCCTGTCTTTGTGATGGTACAATAGTACCAAATTGTGGGGTTAAAGCCATTTTTATTAATTTTAATTGTTAAAACTTTTCTTTTTAATTCTAAGTTTAGACGAATCCGTTCCACTGACAGCTTTGACTTTAAAACCTTTTACAAATACGTCCCCACCGGCAACTTGCCTCGGCGCATTTATAGTTGGGTTCTTAGAGCCGTCCACAACCTGTTTAATACCATCAGCTTTACCTTGCTCATAAAAATGAGTGGCAAGTTGATCTGCATTCATAGCTGTGTACATAGCTTTATGATAACCACTAGTATCAACCATGTTACCCTTTTCATCAAGATAAGGATTAACAAAGTTATTAATATTAGATTGTTTATCACTAACAGCGTTTGGATTCTTAACATTATATCTAAATTTTTGGTCTCCTACTTTAAAATCAAAACCTTTGAAATCTTCAGAAAACAATTTTTTAGTATTGTCTTTAAATCTTTTGTGCTGTTCTTCAACGACTTGTTGTTCGTCTTTATATCTATTGAAAAATTCCGTAGCTTTAGCTTGATCATCATTAACTACATTGCGGGTCTTAATAGACTCATAATATTGTTCTTTTAATTTATCTAAATGGCTACGAGCTTCTGCAATAGCTTCTTTTTTAGCGAGTTGTTTTTTCTTGATGTCTCGCTCTTCATCAACCTCCTCATCATAATCAAAAGTGTCTTCCAGCATGAAAGATACTTCATCGTTATTAAGATGAGGTTTAGTATTTTTATAGTACTCCCTTAGCAATACATTTTCATCTATATTTGTATAATCTCTATTTAACCTAACATAGTCTTCCAATGTTCCACCAGTTTCATTCATAAAATCAACTAGTTTATTTAAATTTTCGGGAACCTTTATTTCTTCTTTTAATTGTTTAACAGGTGTTTCTTCTTTATTAACTTCTTCAACACGCTCAATGATTGATTCTGGTTGTTCATCTGTATTGATGACCCGTATTTGTTCGTCCATTTCTGGGCTATCTCCGGGTGATTTTTCCACAGGAACATCCTCTGTTTTTCGCTCTTGAAGGGCATCTTGTTCTTTTTTATCTGTTAAATCAACTTTTACAACTGAAGGTATAACTTCTCCTTGAGCTTCCGGTTTAGTTAAATCTACTTTAACTGGTTCGCTCTGGTTCATACCTAAGTTTTTAGTTTTTTGTTTAGGTTTAGACTTCATTTTAAAGTCACCTTCTTGTTTGACCTCTACGGCCGCTTTTTTTTCTGCCATAATAAAATATTATATAATTAATTAATATCCGCGGTACCAGTATACTGACCCGGGCTTTCTAGTTCAAAATTTACAGGTAATCCATTAGAATTTCTTTGTTCAATCATTCTGCTTTGTTGAGTACCCTCTATTTTTGTTCTTTTGTCTTTGCGATCTTCTATCGCAGCTTCTTTAGCTTTCATTGCTTCAACTTCCATTTTCTTTAATTCTAAATCAAATTGATGTTGAACCTGCATTTCTTGTTGTTTAATTTGAGAAGCAGTTTGTAATCTTTGTATTTCCATTTGATTCTTAGCTTGTTCAAACTGTACATTAGAAGCGGTTAAAGCTTGTTGTTTTTGCATTTCAGCTTGAGCTTGTCTTTCACTAGCTTCTGCGTTTGCATTAGCTTGTGCTTGTATATTAGCTTGCTGAGCTTCTTGCATTTGTTTTTGCTTCTGCTTTCTTTTTTGCTTAAGCATTTGATTAGCAAGTTTTAAATTTTTAACCTGCCTAATATCAATAGCATCTTCTAAATCTACACCACCTTGTTGAAGAGACATTTGTATGTTTTGTTCTAACATAGCTTTTTCTTCTTCTTCTGGTTCTAATTCTAAAAATATACCAAAATCATGTAATGAAAGATTTTGTATTTCACTTAACGTTCCTACATTATAGGTGGATATAGAATTTTTAAGAGAATTTAATGTTAAAGGATCCTGTAAAGAATCTGCAATTTTAAGAGAAATATTCTCACATGTTCTTAATGTTAACCATAAACTAGCAGTTAAAATATGTCTTGTTGCAGTATTAGAAGCATTAGCAGCCATTTTTTGTAAACCTACTAATGTGTCTTTTTCAGGCAAACTACCATCTCTAGCTTCATTTAATCCGGTCACATCTCTTATTAACTGTAAATAGTATTGATAAGTTTGTATTAAACTTTGTATTTTAGCTCCACCACTACCGGTTTGTAATTCTTGTATAGGTACTTTACCAGGATTCATGTCACCTTCTTGGGTTAAAGATCTACCTACAATACTACCAGTTTGGAAATACATGTTTAACGCTTCTGCTGGATTATAATTAGTACCATTACCTAAGTCAACCTCAGCAAGTCCATCCATATCTAAAAATACACCATCAGGTACCATTCTAGCAATAACTTGTTGTAATTTTAAATGAGTTATTTGAATCATATCAGCAAAACCAGTTACTCTACTTACTAAGCTTTCAATTCTTCCTTTGTACATTCGAGGCGCGCATATAGTATAACTCATTTCTACTTTAGTAGTATCCGAAAAAGGTCTTGTCATGTTTTCAGACATTTTCCATTCTATAAGTTGGTTGTTACCTATAATTTTCGCTCCTTGATATAGTACTTCTATTTTTCTAGAAACAGTTTCAAAATTATCGCTGTCTGGTGGGTTAAACTGATCATCTTTAACTAACGCTTTTTGCAAGCCTTGATCTGTTTGTTTTATTTTAAACACCTGTGTGTTATATGTTTTATATTCAAAAAATAAAACCTGAACAGTGTTAGGATCGTAAGTTTGCCAACCATACATGGTTTGAGAACTATATCCTTGAGTGTCTTGTATTTTGCTTAATTCTGCTTCTGCTAAACCAGGGAATCTTTTTGCAATTTCAGGAATAGTCATCGCTTTTACTTCACCTACATAATAAATATCTTCAAAGTTTGGATCTTCTGTGTATGAATATATTAAATAAGCTGGATCTACATAATCTACTGTTACTCCATTTGCTTTATTCCAACTAGTTTTCACAGCACCAATACCTAATGTAACTAAATCTTGATTAAATCTTTTCTTTATATTATCAAATCTGTTTTTACTAAGCTCATTGTTTATAACTTCTTCTTCAGCTATTTCTATAGACTGTTTATAAGAGAGTTGCATATGCAAGTCTAGCTCTTCTTCTGATTCAGGAAGTTTTGTTTTATCAGTTTGGTATTCATCAAGACCTAGTGTGTTCTGTAAATTATCAAGATAAGGTTTAGCCGCCATATCTTGTAGTATAGCTGTAGCGTAATCAGTTCGTTTTTTTAAAGCAACTGGATCTTGAGCAAAAGCTTTTATTTCATAATCTTTATTAGATAATCCATTAACCACAATGTCAACAAACTTTGCTATAATAGGAACTGGTTTCCAGTCTAAATTAAGATAGGACAAATCACCATTAATAGATAATTCATCTTTATATTTTTGAACTGGTTGTTCTCCTTTAGCATATAGTCTTCTTTGGTGAAACAAATTATAAGATAATGCAAAACGTGTGCCATTACCTCCTTGTCTCCACCATTCTGTTTCAATAGCTTGAGCAACTTTTCTACCGTATTCCGGAGTAGCTTTTTCCGCATCAGGAACTGTCTGACTAGGAAAAGTACTAGAGTAGTTTGTTGTAATATTCATTTATTTAATTATTTTTGAAACTATACCGCTGTTGTTATATTTCTTTATACCTAACTCTATAGGTTCTCTTTTTCTTCTACTTACTGGTGCGTATCTATTTTTATTGCAAGCCATTAAAGCTAGTCCAGAACTAATAGATGCATCATGAGTAGTTCTATTATTTATATCAAATTTTGCCCAATCTTCTAATGTTCTTTGAAAATAAACATCTCCATAAGAATCTCCATTAAAACCAACCATAGTTTCTATGTAAGATTCTATAGCCGCAGCGTGAGCTTGTTTTATGTCTTCACTTGAATTAGGTATTCCACCTATTTCTTTTTCTGTAACAGATAATTTATTCCAAATTTTATCTGGTCTATTCATAGCAAAACCTCTATATCCTCTTCTTTTAAAATGATATAAAAGTCTTGGTTTATTGTTTTCCGCTAGTATTGGCATTCCATAAAATACACACGCCATTAAAACATCTTCAAAAAATATCTCTGCTGTTTGAGGTCTAGCTATATATTCTAGAAAAAAATGATTTGCTGGAGCATCTTCCATGCTAAACTTTGTAAGTCCATGAAGAGAACCATTAGAACCTCTTTTATCTACTGTTCCTGATATATCATATGGGTCACATCCAAATGCTCCAATATGTTCATTTCCAGGATATTTAACACCGTTTTTTTCAATATATCTATTTTGTATAATAGAATTAGGAACCCAAGTAATAAAAAACCTGCCTTGATTGCTGGGGTAAAACATAACCCTACTATCTTTAATCCCACTTTCCCATTGAAAATTACCCTGTGTTACTAATTTTTTACCATTTATATCTTCATTATAATCAATTTGTTGATATATTTTTGTTAAATTAAACAAAGAAGATTTAGATTCATCTCTAAACGCGTGCTTAGTTGTTCTTGGAAATTGTCTATAAAATTCATTTAACGCATCGGCATCATCTTTTAAACCATCTACTTCATTTTGCCAATAATCAATTACACCTAAATATATTTCTTCTCCTTGTGGTCCTTGAACAGTTTGTTTTGGTGTGTCGAATACAGGTATGCCATAAGAATCGATGTATCCTTCGTAGTTCCATTCCATAGGTATGAACAAACTATATAGTCCCGAACGAGTCTGTCCGTTGGCGTTTCTTTTCGTGATGTCTGAATCATCATATAATTTTTTAAAATTTCTACCTCCTTTATCTAAAGCATTTGAAGTAGAACCCATCATACATTTACCAATAATTCTACTACCTAATCTTAATGTTGTTTTAGTAACTCGCCAATTATTTAAAATATTATTAGGTCTTTCCCATTTTCCAGATTCATCATGAACTAATAACTTTAATTTTTCACCATCATAACTATTGTCCCCTGTATTTTTCCAATCAATAGTTGTATCAAGACCTTGTAGTTCTGTAGAAGCTTCATTAGTTATAAGTTTACGTCTAGTTAATTTAGTAGCGGGAACTCTATAAGCTAATTCCGTTTTAGGTCTATCCATACCGTCTTGAATAGGTTTAAAAAAGAAAGGATAGTTGACTGAAATAGGAACAACTTTATCTGTAAACATTGTTTTAGCGTCAGGTCCTGATTTAGATAATATACCATATCTTGAATCTGAATTTAATGTAGCTAAATTAACTGTTTCACCTGAAGCCATAAATGAAAAACCAGAACGTCTGTTTTTTAAATAACACATCCCATAGGATCTAACATCTGCTTTACAAGCTTCCCAAAATATAAAAAATAATCTATTTGCTTCTCTAAAATCAGGTTTACCTACATCAATTTTACTCCACTGTAAATACATATAATGACTACCGGTTAAGTACGTAGGTTCATCTTTGTTGTAAAACCAAAACCCGTTTTCTCTACGATTAAACTCTATATCTATATAATCATACCATGTTTCTTTAAAGTCTAAAGGATAATCTTCCCAATCAAATATAGTTTTTATACGTTTTAACTCTTTTGGTAACGGTGTATATTCCCATTTATTTTCTTTAAAACTAACTACATCTTCTTTTAAAGGTAATGCTATTTTTAAACCTTGTATTTCATATATTTCACCTATTTTTCCTGTTTTACTTATAACAACTACATCGTGTTCTTTATTGTAACCGTACTTCCACTTGTTGTATCGGTTTTGTTGTTTAAGTACTTTAGGTTTTATATGATCTTTTAATACTTTATATAACTCTTGCTTATACATTACTTAGATCTTCCTTCTGCAAAACCTTTAAATTCTTTAGGTTTTTTTGTTTCTTCTTCTACCTTTCCTTCTATAATGTTTTCTTCTTCGTTTATTTTTGAAAGGATTTCAAACGCGTCAAATATAGCTAATTTTTTAGTGGCAGCTGCATTTTTTAATCTATCAGCTGAAATGTCTGGTCCAAAATCTATTATTGGTTCTTTAGCTACTTTTATTAATTCATCAACAGCTACGTGTCCAGCTTGGATTATATTCCTTTTGATTTTTTTTACTTCCATATTTAATTACAATATCATTAGATTTCATGCAGTAAAGCAGTTCATTATCTACAACAAACTCCCATTCAGCTCCTGGTTTAAAACCTACTACATCATTTAAAGCAATATTATGTGCTTCTAATGAGTTATTAGTATATTTTAGTATACCAATATAAGGAACTGTTTTTTTATGCTTTAAAACATCATTATTTTCTATAGGTTTTATAAAACATCTATCACCAAAAGTATGCCATTTGTTATTTTTTTTATATAAATATATTTGATCTAAAGATACAAAATATAAATTATCTTTAAAATAACTTCTACTGTTTTTCTTCTCACCCTGCATATCATAAAAGTTTCTAAAAATGTTTTGATGAACTATAATTGTATCACCTATTTTTATACTTGTTTTAAAAGCTGCAGGTAAAGAAACAACTTTAGCTTTTCTATTCACAAATTTCCAAGATTCAATTTTATTATTTAAAATCAAATCTTTATCACCTACTTTAGTTTTATTATTATATGTTCCACCTATTGGTTGTACAATAAAATCATATAAACTTTTCATTAATACTCAAGATCGTATTCTACTGCTATTGCCATTTGTGAATTAAATTTTTTCCATGGCAAAACCTCACTTCTCTTTTTAATATGTATATTATAAGAGTTGTCAATAGGCTCAAATAAAATATGAGAAATTATATGACCTCCATAAACCTCTTGACCTACTGAATAATGCATTGCATCGTTTTTATAATCCGATCCAATACTAATCTTACGTATTACATTATTCATTTGTGTCAGGCTTATGTTCAGTATAAGTACCGTCTTCTAGATTAATATCTATAGCACCATACTTATCTTCTAAATCATTTTTTAATTTCCCTTGATCTTGATTTACACCCGCTAACTCATGAAGCAACGCGTGTTTTTCTGTTTCTGCAACTCCTACTTTGTGTAATAATTGCGCTATTGTGTTTTGCAGAGTTAATATATTGTCTAACTCTTCTTTGGTTATTGCTTTTTTACTCATTATATTAAATTTAATTTAACATTTTGGGGTACCATAAAGATACCCCTTATGTTGTTATATTCCAAATAATCCTCCGCTTATATATATCGGATCATTATTATTGTCTCTACTAAATCCCACATTGGTTTTTACACCTCCTGGATTAGCAGTCATTAATCTTGCCCACCTGTCATTTAACGTTTTGTTAGAAATTGTCGGGGCTGTTCCACTTCCATCAACTGTAGTGTCTAATGATAAATTTACATTAGTACCGCTTGTTCCAAACGTATCATTCATTACTAATCGATACGTGGTGTTATCCACTGCGTAAGCAAACTTTATATCATCTTTGTCTATAACAAATTTTCCTTCTTCAGATGGCTGTGAACTATTTACAACTTCAAATTCTAAATATTGTGCCATGTTTTAAAGTATTAATTGTTATGCTTCTGGTTCACCACCACCACCGGCTGATGTTTCAACTGCGTGTATATCACTCCATCTAAATGGATAGGTAGTCGTGTCATTTTTTTGGAAAACAGCTGTGCTTTCATCAAATGAGCTAATAATAGGAGAAGGTACTCCAATACCACCAAATCTTAATTTAAAACCTCCATAAGTTACAGGTCCACTTCCATCATCATAAGTAAAGTCTTTTACTTCACCTAGAACAACATCTGTTATTGGTGCTCCTGGATTAGCTACTAAATAATCACTTACTTTTGCTTCTAACCATCTACTTATTAATTCAGTTACAGAAGTAACAGTTCCAATATTAGAATTAAATACACCAAAATAAGCTCTAATTGCTTCATCAGTCCATTCATATTGAATTCCATTTATTGGTTCAACAGGAGTTGTAATATTATTTGCGCCATTACCCTCACCAAGTTGACAGTTATAACCATTAGTGTTATTTAATACCCATGATTTAAAAGGAATTGTTAATGCTCTAATACCTGCTGCCGTTGATTCTGTAATAAATGGTTCACCAGAACCACCTAAATTGTTAACAGGTACGTCGGATACTACGTTTAACTCTAAATATCCTTGATTTTTTACTCCTAATACTACTCTGTAGCTTAAGCACATGTTACAGTTTTCGCATTCACCTCCTCCAAGATTTACTACTTCAGGAATATAAGAGTATATAGACATTACATCATCCTTATTAACCGTTAGTGTTCTTGTGTTTTCTATACCGTAGTACATTTCAGTAGATTCTAGTATCTCACCTTTTCCTGTATCTAGGAAGACTTCTTTTGCTTGAGAAGTTGTGTTAAAACCTCTAAAATTTAAATATTCTATGTTCATTGTTTTATGTTATTATGTTGTTTATTTACCTTTTATTGGTCCCGATGAAAAACCTTCACAGCATTTACTATCTATAGTGCTACTTGTAAAAGCAGGGCGTCCGTTAAATTGTTCTAAAATATTAACTCCATCACTAAAAAGTTGTGCTGGATTAAGATTTATTTCTTGAGCAAGATAACCATCTTGATTAAGTGCATCCGCAGCATTATGTGATTTATCATATAATGCACTAGAAAGTCCCCATGTCTCCGCAAGAGTAGGATACGATTGTATAGCATCTACTGTGTCTGCGTCTGAAACACCTTGTCCTCTGTTAGTTATTACAGCGCATGTAACTACTAGTTTATTTTTACCATTTACAAATTCTTGACCTAATTCTGGATATAACTGAGTTTCTAATACTATATCATTTGGATCTAATCCTTCAGCAGCAAGAGTTGCAGCATCTTTACACTGCCATTTCCCAGCATTTAAATTTTCTTTAGTTTTTCCAAAATCTAATAAAGTTTCTTTAGCTCCAGGATTTGAAACTAAAGCTTTTTGTAATTTATCTTGTAAAAATTTTTGTACTTGATTATATCCTTGGTCTCCTACGATAGCCACGCCGTCGTTAATTTTCATTTCATATGCTGAATTGTTTTCTTTAAAAAGATCTGATAGAAAAGGATATGTATACCAAACTCTAGCAGGTGTTGCGCCTCCTTTTGCATCAGCATTTTCCCACACTACTTCTTGAGAAATTCTTAACCATAAAGACCCGTTGTATTCTAAATAGTTATCCGCGTCGTCTCCGCCTGGGGCACTAGCAACAGTTGATTGCCATAATGTTTTACTTACATTTAAAGGAATTTGCATCCAAAAACCAGCGTCGTCCTGCGATGTAGGTGCTATACCAAAATATAAATCTAACCATTTACTCAGTTGATTTTCTACTATGTTTTCTAATTTAATTGGAATCCCGGTGACGGGACTGGATGAATCCTCATTGCTAAAATATAAAGAACCTGTTGAAGTTCCTAAAAACTCTTGAGGAATTCTTAAAGTTTTCATAATTTTACTATAAGAACCTACTTGGTTACCTTCAGGAGATTCAATTTCTGTGACTACTCTTTGTACCACAGGAATTTTTAAATATCTACTTGCCATAATTATTGTTATTGTTGTTGTTATTATTTATTATTACTTATACTTTTAAATTTTTCCGCACCTCGTGAGCCAAAATAGGCTACATAAACAGTGACTAATAAAGTTTTCAATAATTCTACCCAGCCAGTATCTACTGTGAAGGTCCATTGAAAACTATCTAATATTATTAAAATTACCATAGAAATTGTAAGAAATATTAAAGATATTGGGCGTGTATTTTTACTTAACCATGAATCTGATTTCATGTCGCTTTCCCATCTTTTTGATACTTCTTGCATTTCTATTATGTCCATTTCTAAAAGCTTCATAGCTTTTTCTTTATCTTCTGGTTGTAATACAGTATCAGGTTCTTTTTGTATTAAGTTTTTAACCATACCTAAAACACCTTGATCTGGTAATACATCACCAACAGTACCTAAAATTCCAGGTGCTGCTTTTGATAAAAAAGCTCCTACTTTAGTTTCAGAAAATTTTTTTTTATTTTTTGTTGCCATAGGGAAACATTTTATTTAAAGCGTTTCTTCTTTCATTACAACCACAAGGTTTGTCTACTTTTTCAGATATTACATCTACTACCTTTTTAATTCCAGTAGCAGTTGTAAATTTATGTATTGTATCTCCCAAGCCTTTAGATTCATTACTTTTATTATTCATTTAATTTAATTTAATTTATTTTGATTTACTATAAGCTTCTGCTTCCCATGGTAATGCAGAATCTCCTTCATGCATTTTACTTCTAGAGTAAGTTTTTCCTTTCCAATATACATTTTCATTATCATAATCTAAATCACCTCTACGCATTTGATCTATATGAACTTTTTCATGTTCTACAACATCAGGTATTTCTGAAGCACATAAATCTTTATTAATAATAATAGTTCCATTATTATTAGCTTTACCCATTGTGCCTTCTTCCATTGGAGTGTGATACACTGGTATTGGGTCATATGTATACGGTGGTTTTCCTAATTTAAATGCCATTGTTAAACTTTTTCTTTTGGTTGTACTTTTGCAAAAGTTTCTTGAGCGTGATCACGCGCATCAGCTAATAGATTTTTACCGCTCAAAGCGCCTTCTACTTTACCTAATGCTTTCATACTTTTATATGCTTTACTTCCTCTTTGAACAAATTGAGTACCTTTTTTAGCTAGATTAGCAGCGGCAAATGCGTCTCCAGCGCCTGGCACTGAAGAAAGACCATAAAGAACTGCGTTTTTACCATGTTGTTTAGCAGCGTCTTTATCTCCTGTTGCTAAAGCATGCAAACTTCTTCCACCAGATATAGCAGTATTAAGTATATCAATACCTGCTCCAATCGGACCTGGTGCAAAACCACCAACTGTAAGAACATCTTGAAATCTATCCAACCAACCTCTAGAGCTTTCATTTTTAGAACTAGGTTTGCCTAGCTGCACATCAGAAGCTATATTATTTAGCTGTATAACTTGATCTGCTGGTGGTGTTTCTTGTTTTTCATCTCCCATTACCCTTTTTCCAAATGCAAGTGGGGAGTTATGCCTACCTGGTTTTAAATAAAAAGGCATTTAGCTCATTTTCTTGTCACCAGAAAACTTGTGATTGTGAAAATGTCTTTCCATTCCTTCAGACTCATGTCTACGATCAACAAGCGCTTGGCTTTTGTGACCATGCTTTCCACCTAAAGCGTCATCAAGTCTAGCGTTGTAACCTTGATCTTTTAAAGGTGAAACCATTTTTGCCATAGATCCATCTTTTTCATCTTTATTGTAATGCATTGCTGATTGAAGTTCTACAGGTAATTTTTTTTCTTGCGCATCACTTAAGTGAGCCTTTACAGGCGAACTAAATCTTTGTGTAGCGTGCTTAGACATCCAAGACATACCTCTTCCACCAGTCATATCTTTAGTAAGTGGCATATCTGTTAACTCTCTAGAATCAGCATATCCCTTATTTTGATTTTTAGCTGGAGAATTGCTGGCTAGCATTCTATTACTAGAACCTTCTTCTTCTCTTTTTTTCTTATCATCTTCAAAGATTTTATCTTTGTCATCTCTGATTTGAATTCTTTCTTCAGCCATGTCTTTATCGTAATCTGCCATAATTTTAATTTTTATATGTTATTTTTTCTTTTTTGTATATTTGCAACGCGTGTTTAACGCTGGTGTACCATCATCATCATATCCATCATCTCCAGCAAATCTTTGCGGATCTTGACTTTCATAATCTGGTTCTGGTTCGTTTATTTGAGGAAGAATATCAGAGTTTTTTATTGACTCTTCCTGTTGTTTTTTGCTTTTAGCATCTAATTCTTCCATAGTAAAAGTCTTTTCTTTTAATGGACTTTTAGCACTAAATGTTTTTTGGAATGGTGAACTCATTATTTCTCTTGATTTTTATTTTTATTTTTTACTTGCATTTTATCAAACTCGTCTGGATCTATATAACCATGCTTATCAACGTGGGCACTATAAGCTTTGTCATATTTATTAGTTATATCTAAAGCAAACTCATCTGGAACAGACGCTACTTTATGAATTTCTTTATCGTATCCACTACCTGTTGTATTAGTGTTTAATGGCGACTTAGCGCTAAACGCTTTTTGAAATGGTGAACTCATAGTTTAACTATTAGCGTGGTAAGCTGCTAAAACTTTATCTGCTTCTTCTTTGCTTGCAAATCCGTCTCTCCAAATACCACCTTTTTTATTATTTAGGATAACAAATTTACCCCCTCTTTTTACTACACAACCTGAACCTCCTTCAGATTTTGCACATCCTTTGCCACTTGCTAAAAATGGACTTCCATACTGTATATAAGTCATAATTCTTAATTTTTATTGTTGTACTTTAAAAGCAAAAACTTCTGGGGTTTCTGGTCCAGCTCCTACTACCTCTAAGACTTTTACTACTTGTAAATCTAAAACACTAGGTCCTACAGGCATAGGTAAAATTAAGAGATCGTTATTCACTGTTAAAACCGTCATTGTTCCACCAGAAGTAGTGTATAAACTATATCCTTCACTGTTACCTGCTCCAGTTGGACCTGCTGGTCCTACACCTGTTCCTAATGTGGGGTTGTAATTTCCTCTATATATTTCTGCAACAAAATCGCCAATTGGTATTGCTGCTGGAGGACTACATATATCAAATAAAACTATAGTATTTGTTGATACATCTATATACTCTATTTGAAAAATATATTCATCACCTGTAGCTACATTTGTACCGTATATAACATCACCACCACCTACGTTATTTTCAATTAATAATTGTGTTGTAGCAGGAGGAAGACTTGTTATAATAGGTTGTGGACCAGCGTTGTTATAAACACCAGTTAGACCTAAATCTAATTCTTGAACCACACCTGGTTGAGGAATATTTATTACAGTACAAGGTCTTACTTTTATTGCTCCGTTGTATATTGCCATTTTTATATTTTTATTTATTAATATTATTTTTTAGCACACTCTGTAATAGGCATTCCCTTGTAAGAAAGAGGCGCTTTTAATACATGCATTCCATGAGGTCCTCTACTTGAACCTTTAGCATGAGGTCTACCTACTTGATCTAGTGGTCCGTCCCATATATGTGATTCACCTACTATACCAACTTTAGTACCTGGCTTTAATTTTTCCATTCCTGGATCGTATTTTTTATTATGCATAGTTATTGTTTTAAATTATTTTGTTTCTTTCTTCAGGTGTGTTAAATATTTGATTAGCATTATTAACCATTCCTTTTGAAAAACCAGTTTCATTATACGCTCCAGGCTGTATATTACCTGTCATGGTTGTTTCCATAGGATTTAATATTCTTTGATCTAATTCATTTATTCTTTGAGCTTCAAAATTAGTAGTATCCATTTGCTCACCTTGATGCATAGTAGCTTCATGGTTTGAAATAGAGTTATTATTTTTAGAAGCGGTCATCATTAAATTTGCAATACCAGCTAAACCACCAGTTCTACCAGTTAAAGTAGCGTTACCGGATCCACCAGTTCCAAATGCAGCAGAACCTGCTGCTCCTAATAATTTTAATGGACTTTTATTCATCTGTTTTTATTTACATTTTTAATGGAAGTTTGTAAAACTTTATCTATATAAGTTTCACCTTTCATTATTTTATTTCTTCTAGTACTAGTAGGTATATCTTCTTCATTTAACATAATTCTATAAATTCTTTGTATTAATTGTTTACCTTTAAATGAAATTTTATATATATTAAATTTTTGAGTAGTTCTATTTCTATGTCGCCAAACCACTATCCAATCATTTTGTATAAGTTTATTCCAGCGCCTATTATCCCAACTATAAGAATAACTGCCTAGTTCAAAATCTTTTTTACTAAACAAATCTATACAATCAAGATATATTAATAGTTCTAAATCAGCGTCATTCAAGCCGTTGTTTTTACAAGCCCATTTGCGTATTATACGGTAATGTTGCAGCAGTTTCAGATTTTTTACATCTGACGCCTCTAGCTTTTTCATAAAACAACGACGACATCCCTGTCTTTTATAACATAGTACTTTTCATTTTTTAATTCAATGAAATGACCAGCATGTCTATCATAAAATATTTTATCATTTTTTTTAACACCTAAAACTTCTTCACCTACAGAAATAACTACAGCTTCAACATATCTAATATCGCTTCTATCATTTTTACTTAATAGTAAACCACCTTCAGATTTAGTAATATTTTCCTCTATTTTTTGTATAATTAAATTTTTACCTACTGCTTTCATCAATTCTAATATTATTAATTACACAATCAGTGGATAATATAGTAGTTGCTACAGAAGCCGCATTAGTCAAAGCGCTTTTTGTTACCAATAATGGATCAATTATGCCTTCGTTTACCATGTGTACCATATTTCCTGTAACTACATTTATTCCATAACCTTCTTTTTTAGGAACGTTAGGAGTTATGCCAGCGTTTTCAAGTATTGTTTTAAATGGGTATAATATAGATTTTAATAATATCTCTTCGCCAATGTTTTTTTCATTAATACTTGTTGCGGCATTTAATAATGCAATTCCACCACCAGAAACTATACCTTCTTTAATCGCGGCTTTAGTAGCGCATATAGCATCTTCTACTCTATCTTGTTTTTCTTTTAATTCAATATCTGAATTAGCGCCTACTTTTACTATAGCTACTTTAGCAGATAGTCTAGCTAATCTTTGCTCATAACCTATAACTTGATGTGGTTTTAATTTTGTAGTTAATTTTTCTTTTATATTAGAAATTATATCTTCTACTTCACTATTTACATCATTTACTTGAATTATAGTTTGATCATTACCGGTAGTTGTTTTTAAACATTCACCTAAATAATCTATTTGTATTGAATTTAAATCATCACCTAAATCCTCATTTATAATTTGAGCATTAGTAAGAATAGCTAAATCTTCTAGTATTTCTTTACGTCTTAATCCAAAGGCTGGTGGATCAACAACATTTATTTTTATATTACCTTTTATCTTGTTCATTACAAGAGCAGATAAAACAGGCGCTTCTACTTGTCCTATTATAAATAAAGCTTTATTTGCTTTTATAACATGTTCTAGTATTCCTTGTATTTGTCTTATAGAATCAATTTTAGAATCAACTATTAAGACAAGAGGTTTATCTAATTCACATGTAGACGCTTCTTTATTTGTTATAAAGTTTTGGTTTAACAAACCTTTGTCATACTCTACGCCTTCAACAATTTCTATTTTTGTTTCACCTAATGAAGATGGTTCCATTATTACAACACCAGTTTTACCTACAGCTGTAAATGCTTCTTCAATTAAACTACCTAATTTTTTATCATTATTTGTTGATATTGTAGCAATTTCTTTTATTTTGTCTTCTACTGGAACCGATACGTTATTTAAATAATTTATAACTTTATCTACAGCTGATAAAATACCTTCTTTAATTAATCTAGCATTTGTTTTATCTAATTTAGCATAAGCTTCCTTTAATATAGCGTGTGCAAGAATTGTTGCTGTGGTTGTACCATCTCCAGCTTCTTTAACTGTTTTACGCGCTGCTTCTTTTATAAGTCTAGCGCCAATATTTTCTACAGGATTTAATAAGGTAATTGAATCTGCTACAGTAACACCATCTTTGGTTATTATGGGATTACCTTGCATGTCTTCAAGAATAACACATTTGCCGCTAGCTCCTAAAGTAGAGCTAACAGCTTTTGTGAGTTTTTCTATACCTTTAAATACCTGGTCTCTAGCTTCATCGCCAAAGTTCAGATTTTTTACTATCATTTAATTTAATTTAATTTAATTTAATTATTCAAAGGTTTTAACGACTTTTGGACCTTTTAAGAAATCTACTTTTTTCGCATAATGTTCTACTGATCCATCAATAGCTTGCTCTGCGCCTTCCATAGTTTCTCTTCTTGTCACGTCGTTCCAAGTATCTTCATTTGGATCTTGGTATTCAGTTTGATAAAAACCGTTAGGTAATTGGGTTATTCTCCAGTTCTTTTTTTCTGAAAGATGTTTCCAAAGGTTAATGGTTTCTTCTGTAATTTGTGGTTGACTATTCCACGTTTTAGTCTGGTAATAAAACGTCATAATGTTTGGTTTTAAGTTTATATTTGGTTTATTGCTCTACCCGAGCAGGGTGTATTATTGTGCCATTGCTTCTTTCATTGCTTCTTCATCAGGGAAATCTCCACCGCCAGGTCCTTCTGGCACTTCACCTCCTGGTGTAACTAGTGCTGATTCTGTATTTTGAGGCACTGATAAAAATATTCCTACTTTAGGTATAAAACTGTGTACAGCTTGAGTACCTTGTTTTCCTTTTCTCATTGTTTCTATCAAATCATTTTCTAATTGTATAGCTGCTCTTTCTTGTGCATATACTACTTGTTGCCAATAATCAGCTGAGTCTACATCCAATCCGTCTACACTATATCCCCAAAATGTAACACCTTTTTCAATTATTTGAATTTTAGCTTGTTGATCTTCATTAGTAAATTCTGGCCATATATTAAAATTTAAAATTAATGGTGGTCCAGGTTGAGTAAACTCAATTGTAAGAGTAGGGGTTACTATTTGTGTTATATCAAAATTACCGTTTGCGTCTATTGGAACACCAGTATTTATAGTTCTAAATATAGTAGAAACACTATTGCAATTTAATAAGTTTAAATATTGAGGAGCTACTGTTTCTTCTGCTCTATTTACTAAATCCCACAGGTTTGCTAGTTCAGCATTTAAGTCAACTGCGAAATTGTTATTGAATTCCTCGACAAAATGTCCTTCGTGTTCTGGCATATCTTTAATTTTTAAGTTTTAATTTTATATTTATAATTATCCTAGCATTTCTTCACCTAGTCCACATGGTGTGTCTTCAGATGAAAAATCAGGTCCAGTTAAATCTGTGAAAAATAAACCATTTTCTGCGCTTATTGGGTATAACCACGGATCTGAATCTGGAGCACAATTATATGGAAATTTCCAAAAAGGACTAGTTTGATAATTAGATCCATTAGGATTTCCATCAGCTAAAATACCAAACATAGATCTAGCTTGGTTAACTAAAGCTTGTGCTTGAGTATTTGCAGCTAATATTTCTTCAGCGCTTGGTGCTGGTAAACCTACTACCTGCTCTGCTTGATTATATATTTTTAAATATGTGTGTTTCATTTTTATTTATTTTTAACTACAGTTACCTGTTAAATTTTGTTGTATTATTGGAGCAACTTCCCAACTATAAGGTGCACTCATACTTTGAGTCATACCTACACCTCTTATTCTATATGCATTTGGTACTGCTTGATCTTGAGGACCTTGACTCCAATTTGTGGTAGTAGAATCCATACTTCCAGCACCAAAAGCTCTATGAGTAAACCCAGCAGCTAAAAGCTTTGGATCTGTTTCTTCTAATAATATTGGAATTGTTACTACATCAACAGCTGTATTTCTACTATCCCACGGTGGAGGACCACTTTCGTTTACATAATTTTCATTAGTCATTAAAGGTAGTAAACCAGATGCGGTTGTAGTAGCAGGACTATATAATGTCCAATCAGTAGAATCTTTAGGTCCGTTATTTCTTTGCCATATTCTTACATTAGCACTTCTAAGTTCATTTATAAAACCAAATATTTCTTCACCTTGTGGAATAATTCCTGCTTGTTGGAGTTTTACAAATGTATTTGTTACACCACCGGAACCACCATAATTCTGTCTAAAAGTTTGACCCCAAGTACTTCCTTGAATTCTCCATAATGGTCTCATGTTTATACCTTTTATAGTTATCCAAGCGTTACCACCTGATATACCCGAGTCTGGAGCTCCGTTTCTCCAAAATATTGGATTAGTATCTCCTATGTATGTACTATCTGGATTTGTTGTACCAGCTAATTTTGATTGTGAAAGAGTTTCATCTAATCTATATAAACCACCTTCAGCTGCGTCTACTACAGTAGGAACACCATTCATTATTAAAAATTCTGGATTTGGATCTCCCATGTCAAGATTATATGTTCCAGCTGGAATTGTTAAAACATTCATGTTAATACCTGAAATTCCTAGTTGTGGAATGAATATACCCTCGCCATGAACTATTTGATTTATGCTGAAAGGATACACACTTGTTTTACCAAATGTAGGATTTATAACAGGTGTTGCATTGTAATCTGCTTCAGTAGGATTACCATCTTGACCACCTATAGAAATAATTGATGGAACAACTATATCTTGAGCATAAGTATTTGTATCAACTTCATCACAAAAACGACTACCTATGTCATTTTCATATCCTGAAATTTGTGTTCCGTTGCCATTACTAGCAGTAGGCCAAGTAACACCAAGTCCAGTTTGTCTTATTCTAAAATCTGAGCTATTATAATAATCACCAGCGCTTAACGATACACCTGCAATATCTGGGGCGGTTGCTGTAGGCCAAACACCTCCTGTACCAATACCACAACACCCAGGATTACTAATAGCGTATGCTTGACCACCGTTAGGAGTAGCTAAAAGAGTTCCAATCGATGGATCATTTGGATTCATCAGGTCTGGAGTATAAGAAGTTCTATCAGATGTAAAGATTTGTTGTATATTAGCTTCGCATATAGTATAACCACCTATTGCTCCTCTAAAAACGTTAACTAATACACTTCCAGGATTACTAGCTATTGCATTTCTAAATGCAGCTGGTGATGAACCAGAACCTTCAGCAGCACATGGTTGATCACAACCAGCATCTGCTTGATTAGCGCATTGTTCAGCGGCTATCCATTGAAATAAAATATAATTACCGTCTATTAAAGGTTCTAAATTTAATGTTTTATCTGTTTCGTTCCAAATAGTTTTAAAAATATTTGTATGAACTGGCGGAGTGGCATTAATTGTTAAATCAGATGCAACAACACATTCTACTGAATCTGCAATTGCAGGAACAGCTTCACACGGATCATCTCCTTCAGGAACTAAATAAGCCATAACAGTAGGTAAAGAAGACTCTGCACTAAATACATAACCAGGCTTCAGCATTGGCGCATAATCATTTAATGTTATATCACTAGTAGCATGAACTACACCTGATAAAATAGAATTCATCCATTTCGTGAAAACATCTAAAATATCTAAATGAGTATCTCCAAATGAAATTTTTATATCTCCATTTACAAAATCAGTACTAGACAACGTATATAAATCTGTCTTATATCCTCCAGGTTGGCTAGGATCCTCTATACAAGTTTTAACATCTCCTTGCGTGTAATAATAGCTTTGATCTACTCGAGGTATTTCTAATGGAGTTGATCCCACTTGAAAATAAACTATATTTAGTGAATTTCCCTCTCTAAAGATATTTTTAATACTATCTAGTTGTATTGGTTTTAAAACACCATCAGGTTGTCTAATATATCCGTACATATTATTATTTTTTAAAATTTAATGTTTTTATTCTTAAAATTCTACCGCCGTCTTTTAAATATTTTTCAAATTTATAATATAATTTGTTGTATTCATCTAAATAAATAAATTTAGCCCAAACATCAAGTATTATTATATCAAATTGTTTAGGGTTAAAATTATATTCATAAGCACAGCCTTGAATTACGTTCCAATCTTGCGATGGATCGTTATATTTTTTTATTATTTCTGGGTATTTTTCTAAAATTGTAGTAGTTTTTACATTTCTAGACTGATTTCTTGGGCCGTAAGCGCTACCCATACCGACGTATAAAACGTCTCCGTGAAAGTTTTCAATATCCCAATTTGATTTTTTAAAATATCTTTCACATATTTCATCCCACTTTTCACGATGATATGGTAGCTTGCTACTACCACCATCTTCCCTTATATTATTACTCATTAAATTAAATTTTTACACTATTTTGGCGCTTCGTTGTTTTCTATCATAGTTTTTAAAGCTAAAACAGCTTCTTCATCTGTTTGAAAAGCAGACGTTTTATAATATACAACTTCACTAGCATTTATATTTTTATTTTCATTACCAGAAACATTACATATTATAACATCTGGATCAAAAGATTCTTTTATTGTTACTTCTACTGCCATAATTAACTCATTCTTATTTGTACTACACTTCCATTTCTGTATAATTCACCTAAACCTACCCCACCTGCAGCTGCTGCTACATCATCTGCATAACTAGCAGAATTATATAAAGCTGGGTGATATACTCCTGATGTTGAGGCGGTAGGTGTATAATATTCTACACTATTTTTTTTGTTTTCTGGACCTGCGCCTATAAATTCTCCAGTAGCTATAATAACTCTTGGTCCTGTAGTACCGCTTCTATTTGGACCTAATATAGACATAGTTGTTCTAGTTCCAATAACAACAGTTTCGTTACCCCCGCCCAATGTCCAGCCATATGAACCGGTTATATCATTTGAAAATCCAATAGCAAGTCCTTTATCAATATCTAATGAATTATCATATCCTATTGAAAGATTCATTAACCCGCCAGAGCTTACACCTCCAGTAAAACTAGATGAATTGTTTCTACCAAAAGTGTACGTACCTGTTGTACCCATTGTGTTTTCTCTACCAATAGCTGCTCCAGTATTTCCTTCTAAACTATTTTGAGTTCCTAAAGCAATACTATAAGCTCCATTATTAATTTGTGAATTTTGATGACCAATTTGAATATTTTGAGTTCCAGTAGTATCGTTTCCTTCTCCAATGTTTATTTGTCCATTACTTCCACTTGCTGTGCCAAAGCTATTTCCTATAAATACACCATCAGATCCTCCAGCTGCAGCAAGAGCGCTTACACCTAATACAATATTTGGAGTTGCTTCAGAATTTGTAGCATCAAATATAGGTGCTGAGCTAGTTTCTTCTATAACGTTACCGCTAGCATCGACAGCTAAGTTGTATGTCGATGTCCCAGTTTTTGTACCTGAACCATAATCACTGAATACTACATTTTCTCCTACTGTTAAATCTTCTCCTATACTTAAATTTGTACCAATAATAGCGTCGTTGGCTACATCTAAGTTTGCTAACGGTGATGTTGTTCCTAAACCAACAAAACCAAAAGCATCTACAAATATATTCGTACCTAATGTACCTGAATCCGATGCATTTTGTATATGTAAGTCTTGACCAGATGGGTTAATAGTACTATCTGTTGTAAATATTCTAGCTCCTACTAATTCTGTACCTAAATCATCAACTCCTTTAAAATCTAAATTAACACTACCAGCACTAGGACCTGCTCCATTTGGTTTTAAAACAAAATCAACTTCACTTTGTACGTCTGTAGTATTATCAAAAAGTTTACTATCACCAGCTATACTATTTGGACCATCAGTCCATTTCATTATATAATTAGTAGTTCCTGTACCACTCACTGTTCCTGCTGGTGGAGGACTAGGTGGTACTAAAGGTAGGATCTGATTAACTAAGTCACCAAAAGATAATGACTTTGTTGGATTATTATCTTGATCCATTTTACTAATAATAAATCTATCATTAGTATCTAAAGATGTTATTTTAGGGTAAGAGTATATTATTGCCATATGCTGTCTTTATGCTATTATATAACTATCATTACTATTCCAGCTACATTTAGTGGTGCCGCGCCAGTACCATCGGTTTGGTATAATTGACCAGCAACTAAGCCCTGAGCTAAAGCGTCTGCATTGTCTACTGCTTTAGGAATACCTGCTACTCCTACTTCTACAACTTGTCTTATTGTAAAGTTCTTAGTAGGGTTTATATTTGACCCTTGTGTTTGTAGTTTTGTACCAACCACATAATCGTCTACGTCTGGCGTAGCTAAAGGGTATGAAGAAATTATTGCCATATTTTTAGTTTTAGTGTACATAGAATATACTTACAGGAAAATAGGTAAATTTACTTTATTGCGTGTGATAGTTATATCTATTATATAATACCTTACTCCTATCTAGATATTATACGTAGTATAATATCATTAAGGGAGAGAGCTTCTAAAAAAAAGCATAACATATTCAGAGACTTGGCGTTCCCCCCCTCTTATTTTTTCGCATTTACCCTCGAAAATTCAACTTTTTTGCCCGGGTTCCACCAAAATAGCCACATTTTAATTTTTATATATACAACTTTCATATTCGAAAGTTAATACTAAGTTATATTGATAATATAATAAACAAAACAATGCAATTAATAACTAATAAATATCAAACACAATTAATATCATCACTCATTATTAATAATTTACATTATAACTTTATAATATTAAATAACAAATTAATATT